TGTCCCCCGCCGTGCACACGGGGAACACGCAGCTCCGCGCCGACGACGGGAGCGCCTACGTCGAGATCACGCCCGGCGGGGCGGTTACGGCGGGGGGGCCCTCGTCCGTCACCGTCAGAAGCGGCGGCTCCATCACGCTGGACGCCCCGCGGATCGTCATCAAGGGGCTGCTCTCCATGCAGTCGCAGGGCGGCGGCGCGACCACGGCCACGCTCGCCGGATCGCTCAACGCCACGGGCGACGTGACCGCATCGAACATTAGCCTCAACAGCCATACGCACCCCGGCGACAGCGGGGGGACCACGGGAGGCCCGCAATGAAATACCGCAAACTGACGGAAAACGGCGACTACGCCTTCGGGCGCGGCGGCGCGGACATGCACGCCGACACCCCGGAAGCCGTGGGGCAGGCCGTCCTGACCCGGCTGAGGCTGTTCGCGGGGCTCGTGGAAGGGGCTGTACGACCCCGAAACGGGCATGGTGCGCCTGCCCGACGAGACGTACCGCCTGCTGCTCAAGGCGAAGATCGGCGCGAACCGCTGGGACGGGACCGTGCCCGGCGCGTATGAGGTCTGGGAATCGGCCTTTGCGGACACGGGCAGCCTCATCCTCATGCAGGACAATCAGGATATGTCCGTGGTCATCGGGCTTGCCGGGACGCCGCTCGACGCGGTGATGCGCAACCTCCTCCTGCAAGGGTACCTGCCGCTCAAGCCGGAAGGCGTGCGGGTGGCGTGGTACGCCGTGGCCCCGGAGCGCGGACCGCTGCTCGGCTGGAACTGCGAAACGGGCGGCCTGTCCGGATGGGGCAAGGGGATCTGGCCCGTCAGGCTGGAGCCGCTGCCGTAGGTGCGGGTTCATCAGGGCGGCGATAATCGAAAGGGGGCATGGCGGACGGAAGGGCGTCCGCCATGCCCTTTTTGTTTGTCCGGAGGGGCCGGAAGCCGGGGGAGGAGCAGGAGGGGCGCGGAGCGGAGGAACTTGTTCAGGGTCGGAAAAGGCGGCATGGGCGGGCATGGTGGGCGGAAGAGGAGTTCATCATGCCCACATCCGTTATCAATGAAATTCTTTCGTTTTGCCCACAGGGGACCATAGCCAGCGGCGACATCATGGCGCTGGAGGATTACAAGAACGACGTGCAGCGCCTCCGGGGGCATCAGCCGGGGATCGCCAGACGCGAGCTGGAGAACATGGCCCTGCGCCAGTCGTCTTTCGTCGCCGCCGGGCTCGCCCAGTTCGTCGCCAAACGCTACGCGCCGGGCGTCCGTGACGATGCCGATCTGGACGCGCTGGAAACGGCCATCACAGCGGCCATCACGGCCCTGATCGCCGCGGGCAACCCCCGGACCGCCCCCCGCCTCGCCACGAAACGCACCATCGGCGGCGTGGCCTTCGACGGCTCGGCGAACATCCATCACTACGCAACCTGCTCGACGGCTGCCGCCACCGCCGCGAAAACCGTTGCGCTGGCGGGATTCGCGCTGGCTACCGGGGCCCGCGTCCTTGTGAAGTTCACCGTAACCAACAGCGCCGCCAACCCGACCCTCGACGTCAACGGCACAGGCGCGAAGCCTATCCAGTACCGTGGGGCCGCCATCGCCGCCGGGACGCTGGCCGCGAACCGGACCTACGGATTCGTCTACACCGGCGCGCAGTACGAGCTTGTCGGCGACGTGGACACGAACACGACCTATCCCCTCGCAACGGCCTCCAACGACGGCCTGATGGCGAAGGGCGACAAGGGCAAGCTGGACGGCATCGCCGTGGGCGCGGAAGTGAACCAGAACGCCTTCGGCAATATCCTCGTCGGCTCGACCACCATTGCGGCGGACACGAAAACCGACACGCTGACCTTCGTAGCCGGGACCAATGTGACCCTGACGCCGGATGCTGCGAACGACAAGCTGACCATCGCCGCCAACCTCGGCAAATGGCGCCCCAACGCCGCTAACCCCACGGGATTATATGTTCCCAAGCTGAGCGACCAGTTTTTTCCGAGCTTGGGTGGGTGGCGGTGGCCGGGAGGCGGGGAGTTCACAAACAGATACAGGCCGTAACGCCACGGGGATAATCGATACTGCAACGTGGATGCGTGATGTTTCCGGCGTGTTGTATGCGACCAAAGCAGGTAGGGCCGTGTCAGGGACAGGCATTGATGACGAGTACGACTGCCTCAATATCGATCTGGCCCGCGTCTGGGGGGAGCACGCCGGGACAGAGTTTACTCCGGTCCACATTCGTATCCCTGTGCTTCTCTATCTAGGCAACTCCGCATGACTTTTAGCCTAACCGTCCGCGTTTTCCGAGCTTGGACGGGTGGCAGTACCGCCGGGGCAACAAACCCGGCGGGCTTGCCTGCGGTAACAGGGGAGGCTTCATGGACAAGAGGTGCTGGTGGTGAGCCAGCCACCACCAATAGCGCAGGAGCATTTCGAGTGACACTCGCTGGCTCGACGACGACTAATGCGGTGAGCGGCGCAGGAGATGTAAGGTTGGATTTTGATGCTTCATGGTCAAATCCAATCTACGGAGCATCTCCTACGGTCATGCCAGCTTCGGTTGACCTCCCGGTCTGCCTGTATCTCGGCCTCCGCGCTTAGGCCGGGAGGCCAATATACAAGGCCACGGGTAACGCAACGTTGGCCGGACGATTTTCATTAGCGGTCGGGACTACACGGGAGGCGTCGAGGAAGGGGAAACCAGCAGTATAGCCTCCCTCTGGATAGCTACGCGTTCCGGTTGTACTCCCAATATAAAAAGCGCCATCAAAAAGCTCCGTGTGGATTGTTTCGCCCAGCTTACCGGCGATGTTGCGGATCGCGTCCTCCTGCGCTGAACCCGCTGTACGGCTTCCCCCCGTCCACCCTCGGAAAACGCGCAGGGTGAGATTAAAAGTCATGCAGAATTGCCTAGATAGATGATGCAGGGTTGCCAGATATGTACCGGAGCGAACTCCACCCCACTGTGGTTGCCCCAAACACGAGAGGCTCGAAAATTGTAGGCGCTTGTTTGTGACAATGTGCCTCCCGTTATTGCCATTGTGGCAAAATCGAGGGTGCTTGCACCAAAAGCACCAGAACCCGTCGCAAGCCAACCTTCCGCTGCTGCGGTAAATGTCTGGTCGCCGGTGAGCTCTCTGCCCGTATCTGCTTGCCAGCTTCCGGCCTCTCCCGTCCCCGTCCAAGCTCGGAAAAGACTTTTATCAATAAAAAACCATTAACCATAGGAGATAGTTATGACCATTCCTCAACTTCATATGTATGATTTGAAGACTGGCGAGTACACTGGCAGCCGTGATGCCACTCCACGTCCGACGGGCTCTCCTATTCTTGAGGCGACTGGCGCGACGCCCGTTGCTTTGCCCGCATCCATCCCCTCCGGCCATGTCGCCCGCTGGACCGGGGATGCCTGGGAGACGGTGGAAGACCACCGCCAGCACATGGACGAGCGTGGCCGCAAGGAAGGCGGGACGCAGTACTGGCTTCCCGGCGATACGTGGCGTTCTGAGCCCCGGTATACGGAGGAGCTTGGACCGCTTCCCGATGGTGCGCTTTTGGAGCGCCCGCTTGATGAGTACAAAGCAGACAAGCGCCGCGAAGTTTCCGACGCCTACGCCTCCGCGCTGACCGCCACCCTGACGATGCCCGCGGCAAATCCTTCCGCGCTGGAGGTGACGATGGGCGCCGCACTTTTTGCCGCTGACGATGCTGTAGGACTGGCCGACGTGCAGAAGATTCTGACCGCCCGGCGTGACGCACTGTTCGCGCTCGTCGACGGTGCCGCCAGCAGAGCGGAACTGGGGCAGATAGAGGTTTCCTATCCCGTTTGAGCCACCCTCTCGCCCGTTGTTCTCCCCGGCCACTTGAAAGTGCGTCCGGGGATTTTTTATATAACACACTGAAAAATAAGGTTTTTTAGTTGACGAACGAGGCTTCTATGGTAAGTTTTTATCAAGTAATTCAAGTAGATTACATAAAAGGAGCCAAGCATGTACAACGCCTCTTTTTACCCGACGCCCGTCAGCGTGGCGGAGAAGATGCTCGCCAAGGCCGGCAAGCTCTCTGGACGCTCGATTCTCGAACCCTCGGCGGGGAAGGGCGATCTTGCCGACGCCGCCGTGGGGAAGCTGGAGTGCTATTACCACACCCGCTGCCGTGAGCTGGTGCATTGCATCGAGATCGAGCCGGAGTTGCAGGCCGCGATCCGGGGCAAGGGCTATCCGCTGGTGGGCACGGATTTCCTCACGTTCTGGCCGGACGAAAAGTATGACCTCATCCTCATGAACCCGCCCTTCGCCAACGGCGATGCGCACCTGCTCCATGCGTGGGAAATCCTCGACCACGGGGACATCGTGTGCCTGCTCAACGAGCAGACGCTCCTGAGCCCCTGCACGGCGAACCGGAAGTTGCTGGCCACGGTCATCGAGGCGCACGGCGAGGTGGAGCACCTCGGAAGCTGCTTTGCGGAGGATGCCTTCCGAAAGACGCAGGTGCGCGTCTCGCTTGTGCATCTGCACAAGAAGCGGGAGGAGCCGAAGTTTTCCTTTGAGGTCGGCTCCGATGAAGAGGGGGCTGCCGTTTTCAGCGACGGTTCCCGGTTCGAGAGTGAAGTGGCGACGCGGGACACCGTGGGGAACCTCGTGGCGCAGTACGGGCGCTGCCGGGAGCTGTTCGTCCGGATCGCGCATCTGGCGCAGGAGCTTGCCCACTACGCCGGGCCGCTCGGCACGGACGGCGGGGAAACGGTCGGGGAAACGCTCAAGGAACTGATGCGGCAAAAGCCGACCCGCAGGGTGCAGGAGGATGCGTACAACCGCTTCGTGCGCTCCCTGAAAAGGAGCGCGTGGCGAGAGGTCCTGCGCCTGACCGATGTGAGGAATCTGGCGTCCCACGGTGTCCAGAAGGAACTCGACAGGATCCTGGAGAGCAACGAGCGCATGGCTTTTTCCGAAGAGAACGTCTACGCGCTCGTCGAGTCCATTTTCCTGAATCGTGGTGCCATATTGCAGCAATGCGTGGTCGAGGCCTTCGACATCATGACCCGCTATTACGCCGAGAACCGCGTCCACGTCGAGGGCTGGAAGACCAACGATGCGTGGAAGGTCAATCGGCGCGTCGTCCTGCCCCGCGTCGTCAGCGTGACGTTCAGCGGTTCCGGATACCTGAGCTACGGCAACTCCCGGCAGAATTTGAACGACATAGACCGGGCGATGGCCTTTCTTGAGGGCAAAAAGCTGGAATCCGTGCCGTGCACGGCTGTGCGTGCACTGGAGGGGCACTTGAAGGCGTGTGGCGACGATTTTTCAGGCGTCCTGTTCGAGAGCACCTACTTTGAGATGCGCTGCTACAAAAAGGGGACGCTGCATATGTACTTCAAAGATAAAGGACTTTGGGAGCGTTTCAACCTGACCGCCGCGCGCGGCAAGAACTGGCTCCCGGACGATGTGAAGGCACGGGAGCGGGAGGCTCGCGCCCGGAACAGGCGGGCCGACCAGTACGGCCTCCCGCTTTCCGCCTGACCGAAGGCCCCGCCGAAACGCGGGGCTTTTTTTATGTATTTTATTGAAAAAACAGGCTTTTTCTCTTTATAACCGAGGGTACTATGGTGCTAATAATTCATGCGATTTCAACAACTTAAACAATTTAACCCAAAGGAAGACAACATGAACAACGCTACCCTCATCGCCGAACGTGATTCTCTCCGCGCCGCCTTCATCCGCTACATCGCTCTTGACCAGTTCATTGGCTGCGGGTGCAACCCCGACGACTTCGACGCCCACTTTGAAAACATGCAGGACGCCCTGCGCGGCGGAGCGATGGAAGAAACCATCAGGACGCTTTCCTCCTCCATCGAAGATGTCGTGTTTGACGTACTGAACGAGTGCGAAACGTTCCAGACCGAAGCCGAGTAACTGAAACGGCCCCCGTGCCACCGGGGGCCCGAACCCTCAGCCTAAAGGAGCCAAGTCATGTCAGTCATCTCTTTCCGCCAGTCGTTCCGCATCCTCCGAATACCACGCGGAGTGTTCGAGGGTCGGAGGTTGGGACTGGAACGGGACTACCTTGCAGCTGACTGCTTTGACCGCGACGAGTGAAGGTGAGTAAGCTCCTTGTATATCTTCCCTACGAGCTGGAGTGGGACGTCGAGGCATAATAGGAGAAGTTCCGCCGAAAAGAAGGGGGCCGAAAGGCCGGGCTAGCTTGTCCAAGGGAGACAATCACACACTATAGAAAAATACATACTTTGGATGTACATTAGAGAAACAGGAGAAAAGGAGGGACAGATGAAGGTACATTACAAGCAGCAACACCCCAACTCGTGCGGCGCAGCTTGTCTGCTTTGCGCCGCCATTGAATTGGGGATCACGGAGATTCCTAAGAGTCCTCATTACATGTTGACACTTGGCGGAAGTGCTCTTGAAGCGACGACAACATGCGAAACCGCCTTGTATCAGATCATTACTGGACAAGGGGATAACATTCGAACGGAAAGCTGGGGGTATGGGATGCCCTCCGGCATAGTGCGTTGTGCTCGGTTTTTGGGGCTTGATGTAATCGTTTACGGGTTCAATACTCGGACTATCAAAGGGCTTTCTTGGAGCTATGCACAAGAATTGCAGGCAATTCAAGACCTCGGCGTATTGTTAAGGGTTGATGCGCCAAAAACCAATTTGACTCTACAACCCGACGAGCGGGAATTAAGAGTGCTCTTAGGGCGGAGTTTGTGTCCTTTCACCATCGGGGCTTTGCATTATGTCATGGTTCGTGATGATGGCAGCACAATGGAACCGGGTTACGGAGAAGAACATCCCAGCGTGAAGTTAGCCAAGGAACGTATTGCCATGCACGGAACAGGTTTGTCCATTGTGGTAAGTAAAAGAGGAGCTACACAATCTTCGTCCTCTTCCGTTCAGAGTCTTTATGCTCCCTCGGTATAGGTGCGGGTGGAGGGCACGGTGGTTTTTAGCCGCCGTGAATCCCCGAACGAACCGTGAAGGAAATCGAAAAGCAAACGGGCGTCAAGCTGAGATAACCCAAAGGCGCGGGGAGGGAATCCTCCCCGCAGGAGGGCATATATGACTTACTACTTCTCCATTTTCCTCCCCGTGCGCGAGGGTGGATACGCCATCTTCTTCCCGGACTTCCCTGAAATCGCGTCGGAGGGGGAAACGGTTGACGAGTGCATGGTCATGGCGCAGGACGCCCTTTCCATCACCGTCGAGGAATACGCGAAGGCCCGCCGCGAGCTTCCCGCGCCTTCGACGCTGGAGCAGGTACAGGCCGTGGCGCAGAAGGAGCTTGAGGACGAAACCGTGGACGCTTCCCGGCCTCCGCTGTTCCAGCTTTTCGGCGCGCCCGACATGGATATGACCCCGGTGCGCATCAACATCAGCCTCCCCAAGTGCGTGCTGGAGGGGCTGGACCGCAAGGCCAGCGCCCGGGGGATGACACGCTCGGCGCTCATCGCCAAGGCTGCACAGGCGTATATGTAACGGGTTGATGCGCTGATAGAGGGCAAAGAACGAAGCCCCCGGATGTTTGTCCGGGGGCTTTTCGCATCTCATGAATCGGTCTTTCTATGCAAAAAATGATGCTTGTATCGCAACCAATAAATGCTATATATTTTAGTATTCCGAAAGTATTGTAAAAGTATGGCAGTGCTAAACTTTGCCGTGGTATTCTGAGGCAAAGGAGTGCCGCCATGAAAGAGGCCAGCATCGTGGAAATCGAGAGAAAAGCCATAGCGTTGATTGACAGGTTCAGAAAGGAAGCGGGACTGAGCGAGGCGAAGTTGGGGGAACTCGCTTTCCCCGAAGCGAAAAATTATCGTCAAAAAATAAATAGTTTACGAAATGCAAGGGGAAGCAGTAATGAACCTTTGCGCCTTCGGTTAGGTGATTTTTGCGCTATTTGTCATGCGTTGGGAAAGAACCCCGCACAAGAGCTTTTACTCCTGTGGGGGGAAGCTGATAAAGAGAATAGTTGAGTCAAAATGCACACTATTTTTTCAGAGCCGCCGATTGGCGGCTTTTTTTGTGCGTAATTTTTTAGCAACAGAATTGACATAAGCTAAATAATATAGCATATCCATATCCAACGGAACTCAAGGTTCCCGTAGCTCATTGACAATCAGCCCCGGTGAACCCCTAGAGTCCAGGCGGGCACGGCGCTTGGGTGCGGGTGGAGGGCACGGTCGGCTTTTGGTCGCCGTGAAAAGGTGTCAAAGGATAGGAGGGACTATCCAAAGAGGGGAGGCGAAAGCCTCCCCCTCAAATCGGTCTTTATGTGCAAAATTTTGTGCTTGTATTGCGCTAAAATTTGGTAGAGGATCAATGCTATATTGATGAGCAGAGCGATAAACACTACCAAGTGTGCGTTCTGCTTAAAAAAGTCGTGATGAAATAATGATATTATTCATTATATAATTTGAATAATTATGCTTGTGGCAAGGTTGATCCTATAACTATTATAAAAAATAGGATGAGTTATGAAAAAGTTAATTGAAATTTTTCTTACAGGAAACCATGAACAAGGTTGGCTTTCAAGAATTTTTGGCGGATCTACTCTGTATAGTGATTTTATTGATGATTTTTCATATGCTCAAGACCGTGCTGATAGAAAAAAATATGTATATGACTATGTTCAAGTGCCTTGTGATACAATCAGTAGCCCTGTACCCCATGGAGGACTTTCGAATGCGTTATTACAATGGAATAGCATGCCTCATAATGATGCGGATATATTAAAAATACGTATTAATTCCCATGGAAACTCTGCTACAAAAGGCTTTTTTATGGGAAAAGATTTTGTGGATGTTAAATTGATGTGCTCTTGGCTAAGAGCACATGGTTTAAAGCATGATGCTACAGATTCTTGGAAATTAGTGATATGCATATTTACATGTTATGGCGCGGACACGGCTTATAGTATGGGGAGTACGCTGAACAGGATTGGCCTCTCCAATTTTACCACTACAGGAGGAACAACATCGCTTCTGATGGGCCCTGAAGGACAAGTCGTATCGGACAGGAAAATTCGTCTATTGTCCAAAAAGCTAGAGTGGAAAGAAGAACAAGATGGTGAAACGGCCAAAAAATCCTACTACTTTCCATAGGGCTCTTTATAGCGCGTTATCTGATTTTTTCCTTTGAGGCTGTTTCGATAGAGATTTTACTCTTCCAACACAGTCTCAATTCGCCGGCGCAGTTCGGCTGCTTTGCGGGCATTGCCTCGGGCGTAGGTCCGGCCCATCTGCCACAGTTCGCCAATGGCATCTTTGAGTTGGGTCGGGACGTCCTCACGCCGCATGGCCTGCCGCTGGAGCGTTTTGATGCTGTCGCGCCACTCGTTACCCGGATTCTCGCTGCCGCACCCATAGACGCACCGCCGGAATATCTCCGAGTCCTTGAAGCCGTCGAAGTCGTTCAGAAGGTCGCTGATGGCCTCCCGGACGGCTTCCGTGGCGTCTGATGCGCTTTGCGCCCGCGCCGCCGGAGAGGAGAAGGCGACGCAGGCAACGAGGCACAGTGTGGCTAGGTTCCGTTTCATTTGGATATGGCGCTTACTGTTCTCCAAGGTAATAGCCCACGGTCGTTCTGAGGAGATCAGCATACTGGTAGATGTCGTCGAGTTTTTCGATCTTGTGTTTGGTTTCGTTCTTGTCCGCGTCGAAGGTGCCTATGTATTTGACCGACACGGAGTTGAAATGCATACGGCAGAGCGGCTTCCTGTTGTTATCGTCAAGGAGGATGCCGCAATACGTCTGCCGATCGCGCATGACTACGCGGGCCGGGTCGACGACGCTGCACAGGATGGCCTTGATGATAAGGTAGCCTTCAATCTCTTCCTGCGTCGTCACGATGCCGGATTCGTTCTCCACGGCTTCTTCTGCCTGTCCCTTTGCGGGCTCGGCTGGTTCGTCCAGTACACTGGCGTAGGTATTCGGACGGGCTATGCCCTGAATGCGGGACAGCAGGATGTCATTGATGTAGTGGTCGAACGCGAGGGAGACTTTGGGGCGGAAGTCATCAAGGACGCTGGCCCTGAGCTGCCCGTCATAGATTTGGGCGACAAAGTGTTTCACAAAGGTATCTGAGGGAGATGCCAGCTCTTGGGCGATGAGTTGCTTGATCTGCCGGAGATGTTTTAGGTCCTGTGCGGCGGACAGAGCGACATCAACGTCGAAGGAGTCGTTGGCGAGTTTCTTCAATTCGGGGATGAGGGCCTCTTCCAGCTTATCAAAGTTGAATATCATGAATGGTTTGTCATCCATAATGTTCGGCTTGTCGAGGTCGGAGAAGAACTGGTATTGCACGCCGTCCGTCAGGATGGCGAGGCGTGCGGTAGGCGTGTTGTGGAAGTAGCGGTGGAGCTGGTCGGCCTTGCCGGAATCAAGGCAGGTCCCGGCGCACTTGGCTTCGATGAGGATGATGACCTCTCCGTCGCGCTTGATGGCGTAATCCACCTTTTCACCCTTTTTAGTACCTACGTCGGCCGTGTACTCGGGGACGACGATGCGCGGGTCAAAGGTGTCATAGCCGAGCGCTTGAAGGAACGGCAAGATAAGCGCGTTTTTCGTCGCTTCTTCCGTTACGGATGCGTGTTCCCTCAGTTCTTGGATACGTGTCGCCAGTGCCTTGACCCGATCTGAAAATTCCATGTTTCCCCCATGATGGTTTCGGAAGAGCAGCTTGTCCTCATATTGTTCGCTACAACTACTCCCTTCTTGGAAAGCAGCAGTGTTCCGGCGTCCGTCCTGGCTGCTTTAGCGCAAGTCCGGTCATTTCCTCTACTGGATTTTCAGTTCTGGCTTATCAAAACATCGTTATAGACACAACCATGAAGGGGGAAATTGGGGATAGGTGTTTGGGATACCCCCCTCTTTGACAAGAGTCTTTTTATAGCTAAATTTGTTGTTATAAAAATACGAATAAAGCTAGGAGCAAAAAAGTTATGACTGGGGTAGGATGCCCTCAAAGTGTAAGGGGGTTCATCATGGATGAAAAAATGAGGCCGATCTTGGAACGGGTCACGGCTGAACATCTTTTTGTGGATGTCAGAAAGAAAGCCGGAATGACCTTCGACAAGTTGGCTAGTGTTGCCTATCCCACTCAAAAGATTGAATCATCTCGAATGAAGGTGCACCGTTTTTTGAAGCCGCAAGTAAACGGATTGCCTAAGAATATGTATTTATATGACTTCATCTTGTTTTGCGAGGCATTGAACGTCGACCCAGTTCGTACCTTGGCCGAGATTCTCAATAAGGTAGAGCACGAGGTACAAACCGAAGAAAAATAAATATCTACTCGCTATAGACATTAAAATAAGCTACTTCGGTAGCTTTTTTTGCGCCTGTATTCTAGCTATATTAGATAATTTTGTTGACTTAAACTAGCTAATGACGTTAATTCGATTTCAACGGTAGAATACAGGGGTATTCCCGTTCGGTTCATTGACAATCAGCCCCGATGAAACCCTAGAGTCTAGGCGGGCACGGCGCTTAGGTGCGGGTGGAGGGTACGGTCGGCTTTGACGTCGACTGTGAAAAGGTGTCAAAGGATAGGAGGGACTATCCAAAGAGGGGAGGCGAAAGCCTCCTTTCGTTTTCTCGGATGTTGCCCGGAAATCATATCTTATCGATGAGAGTCTATAGAGGCCATTTCAAAGCAATAAAAACTACGTTATGGTGTATCATTCATTTTGGAATTAGCTCTACACTCCCCAAAGTTTCTTGTAACCAGAAGAAGGAAAAGAGGTAATATATGAGTCAGCTCGGGCATTCTGGAAACTCTAAGTACATGGGGATAGAAAATGGTCTTAAATATCATCAAGGTATTTGTGGCATTTGTGCCGTTTTATATGCTGTTTATATGGATTGCAGAGAGCGACGCTGCGAGCTGGCTAGCACGCTGGGAATTGATTATTTACGCAGATGTTTTATTCAGGATGAAATACATAATCTTTTGACTTCATATCCAGAACTTCATAAAGATATACAAACGCTTACCAGGGAATTTCCAGGATACACGGGGTTCAAAATAACTGATTATATGAGTACTCTTTCTACTAAAAAGACGAGTGGCGACTATTCAATTGCATTACCTCCAATGGCTGTAGTGCAATATTTGAAGAGATGGAATATTGATGCGACGTTTCATCAGCCTCCTAGCTCCCCGCTACCGAATCGCTGCATTCTCGGTCTGGGGTTCTTTAGTTCGGGGGACTCTAAGCCGAAGTTGCGGCACTATGTTTATAAAAAGGGTAAAAAAATATTTTCCTATGGTGAAAAATACGATGATCTTGAAGCGTTTACAAGTGTAACGGATCCTGACTATAAAGTATTGTATAGCATAGAGTGGAATTCTCAACCTGTAGTGGATATTTCAAAATAAGAGACGCTACATTTCGAGCTTGTGAGGTGAGCATGTTTCGCGTGATGCCTTTGATCGTGGCCCTTGCGTTCCCGCTCCCGGCCCATGCATGGCCCGGCACTGTGCTGGACGTCCATGACGGCGACACGGTGACGGTGGCGCCGATGGGCGACGTCCGCGTTCCGATGCAACTTCGGCTCTACGGCATAGACGCCCCGGAACTGGAGCAGAAGGGCGGCCCGCAGTCCCGCGATCACCTGCTGTCGCTCGTGCGACCGGGGTGCGTGTGTGCATGGACGTATCTGCTGTTTACGTTTATATTATATAGAATTATTAATATAAAGAACAGCGCAGGGAGTTCGGTCATGCAGACAAAAAGGGCGGGAAGCG